AAAGAGACACAAAGATAATTGAGGAAAGCGTTGAAGCAGATTACAAGATACAAAGAGAATCTCCTTTTTTGACTGCGAATATAAACGTAAATCACGCTATTAAATACCATAGAGATACAGGTAATTTCAAAGGCAACTTGAGCAATGTTTTGATTTTAAGGCACGGAATTGCTGGAGGAGAACTTGTATTTCCTGAGTACGGATTTGCTTTAAGCCAAGACGATGGATTCCTTGCAATATTTGATGGCCAAACGGAGATACATGGAGTAATGCCGATTATTAAAACCGATGACAATCCATATAGGGCAAGTATAGTGTATTACAGCTTGGAGCAAATGAAACATTGCTATCCATATAAAGAAGAAGTAGAACGCTTGCAGCAAAAAGCAATGGAGCGAGCAATTAAAAGAAAAGACCACTAATGGCTAACAAGAATTTAATACCATTTAAAAAAGGGCAAAGCGGAAACCCAAAGGGCAGACCTGTAGGAAGTAAAAACAGAAGCACAATAGCAAAGAAATGGCTATCCGTTGAGCAGAATTTAAAGAACCCTCTAACAAGCGAATTAGAAGACATGAGCCAAGAGGATTTGATGACCTTAGCGCTAATCAAAAAAGCAAGGGAAGGAGATACCCAAGCTTATCAAAAATTAATGGACTCTGCTTATGGGCAACCAATCCAGCAAGTTGAGCAAACAAATATTGAATTACCTTTTTTTAATTTAGATGCTGAAAGAGACGACAGCAGCGAGAAAGATTAATCGTTTAAAAAAACGAATCAAAATAATTCAGGGAGGCACATCCGCTTCCAAAACATTCAGCACGCTTTTTATTCTTATAAACAAAGCGATGAGTTTGCCAAACTTAGAGATTAGCGTAGTTGCGGAATCTATACCTCATTTGCGTAGAGGAGCCGTACGAGATTTTGAAAAAATAATGAAGTGGGGATGCAGATACACGGAAACAAGCTTCAATAAGTCTTTACTTAAATACCAATTTATTAATGGAAGTTTTATTGAGTTCTTTAGTGCCGATGACTCAAGCAAGCTCCGAGGCGCAAGGCGAGACATTCTTTACATAAACGAGTGTAACAATGTATCTTTTGAATCATACAACGAACTGAGCATAAGAACAAAGAAAGAGGTTTACCTTGACTTTAATCCAGCAAATGAGTTTTGGGTTCATAGGGAAGTAAAAGACGAGCCTGATGCTGATTTCTTAATTTTGACGTATAAGGACAATGAGGCGCTCGATAAGGGCATCGTTCAACAAATAGAAAAGAATCGCTTAAAAGCAAAGACAAGCGCATACTGGCGCAATTGGTGGACGGTTTACGGAGAGGGAAAGGTCGGTCAATTACAAGGCGCAGTATTTACGAACTACAAGACGATTGACAAAATACCTGAGGAGGCGAGATTGATAGGCATTGGGCTTGATTTTGGGTACTCAGCGGATCCGACAGCAATCATTGCAGTTTATAAATACAACGAGCAAAGAATACTTGACGAGATGACATATCAAACAGGATTGCTCAATAGCGACATTTCTAAAATCCTACCGAAAGACGTTCCAGTTTATGCAGACAGCGCCGAGCCTAAATCAATCGCAGACATTCAACGCTACGGAATAACGATAAAAGGAGTAACGAAAGGCAAGGATTCAGTTAATTACGGAATTGATGTAATGCAAAGGCAATACTATTTAGTTACATCTCAAAGCACCAACCTAATCAAAGAGCTTAGAAGCTATTGTTGGGATAAGGATAAAACAGGCAAACAACTCAATAAACCTATTGATAAATTCAATCACGGTCTGGATGCGGTCAGGTATCATGAGATGGAAACAATAGGCTTAAATAAAAACTTTGGCGAATATTCTATTCTTTAGGGTATACAAAACAAAAAATAAACGGTTATATAGACATGAAAGTAGATTTATTATTACCAACATCATTGAGCGAAATACCGCTTTCAAGGTATCAAAGGTTCGTAAAGACGAAAGAGGCTTCCAATGATGAGGAGTTTATCGCTCAGAAAATGATACAAATATTCTGCGGCATAGATTTATCCGATGTAGGCAAAATCAAAATGAAGGATTTAAACGAATTGATAACGCATTTTACAAAGGTGTTTAGCGAAAAGCCAAAACTTGTAAGGCATTTCAAAATCAAAAATATTGAGTTTGGATTTATTCCTAAACTTGACGAAATTACATTCGGGGAATACGTCGATTTAGAAAACCATTTGCAGAATTGGGAAACCTACCATAAGGCGATGGCTGTAATGTATAGACCAATAAAAGAAAAGCAAAAAGATAAGTATTCAATTGTAGATTATGAGCCAAACGAGGACATGCAAGAATTGATGAGGTTTGCTCCTTTGGATGTAGCAATAAGCGCCTCGCTTTTTTTTTGGACTTTAGGAAGCGAATTACTAAATCTTACTCTCAGTTATTTACAGAAAGAACTGAAGACGATGACCAATTCCAGCAATACAGCGAAAGGTATTTATTTGGACAACAATGGGGATGGTATTCAAGCTTCTATGCGCTCTCTTCAGGAGATGTTACCAAGCTTGACGAGGTTGCAAGGCTCAGACTTACTAAATGTCTCACCTATCTCACATTCGAAAAACAAAAAAACCAAATCGAAGCAAACGAACTTAAACAACAAATGAGAAGATGAATTATTTTGATATTATAGACAAACTAAAAGCGCACTTTGAGAATGATCCAATAATCAACACCGTAACTCAGGGCGACATCTTTGAAATCGACTTGGCGAAACAGACCATATTTCCGCTTGTGCATTTGATTGTCAACTCGGCAACATTTGAGGGCAATGTGATTAGGTTTAATATTTCGATACTTGCGATGGATATTACGGACATATCAAAAGACGAAAGCCCAAATAAATTTGATGGAAATGACAATGAGCTTTGGGTACTTAATACAATGCTATCCGTTCAGAATAGATGCTACGAGCTTTTAAGGAGAGGAGATTTATACAGCGATAAGTTCCAAGTAGACGGCAACGTAACTTGTGAGCCTTTTACTGAGCGCTTTGAAAACAAGCTCGGCGGTTTCACAATGACTTGCGACATATTAATTCCTAACGACATGACAATCTGCTAATGGCTGAATTTGAATCCATACAAGACGTGTTAAATGACTTCCGAGATAATGTTATCCGAGAGGCTAAGAAAAACCTTTCCAGCCAAAATACATCTGGTAAGTTGAGAGATAGCCTTAAATCAACCGTCAAGGAATCAAAGAACTCAATACAAGTTAGTTTTGAAATGGAGGATTACGGTTTCTATCAGGATCGCGGAGTAAAAGGTAAAAAAAGCGGTAAGAGCTTAGATGGATACAAATACACGAACAAGATGCCGCCACCTAAAGCATTTGATAAGTGGGGAGTTCGTAAAGGAATTGCACCAAGAGATAAGCAAGGCAGATTTATAAAGAGAAAGAGCCTTAATTTTTTGATTGCTCGAAGCATATTTGAAAAAGGAATAAAACCAACATTGTTTTTTACAAAGCCGTTTGAGAAGTTCTTCAAAAGGTTGCCTGATGAGCTTGTAGATAAATACGGTTTAGAAGTTGAAAACCTATTTGACCAAATAACAAAAGAAAATTTTAAAAGATTAAGCAAATGAATGTAGCAAGGTCGCCATACAATATTGAAGTAGACTTAACAGGGGTAACTGGAGTAACAGGCTCAAAGGTTGAGCTTTTTATATGGAATACAGGAAGCCAACCAGCATCGCCACAATATACTTTGAGCAAGTTGATTCCAGCATCAAACAATTTAAAAATGTATTACAATATCTCTCCTTATGTTAGGGAGTATTTTACATTCACAAATTGGGCTAATGGAGGGACTGAGCCGTACAATAATTACGATACGGATATCAGCACAAATTTTAAGGCCAATGTAGTTTTTAAAACGTACAAAAAACTTACAGATGGAACCTATACGCTTTTGTCAACAAGTAGCGAATTGGATTTCATGGATGGGTATAATTATTATATGCAAGGATTCAATACAATAAGCAGCACCGTTTTTTTATCTGAGGGGACTTATTTTTATAATCACGATTCAGGTCAATTAAACACCGTTGTAACAAACATGGCTGGAAGTTTTGACGTTGATTTATCGGCATCCGATGCAATAAGATATACTAACTTAGTGACTGGAGCTGTTCATACCGTTACGGCAAGCGCTTCGGGAATCAAAACATTTAGTAGGGTATATCTTCCAAATTTATCTCAAGGAAACAAGGTAGAGTTTTTAGGAGGCGGTAGCGCTGTGAGATGGACAGGAACTTTTATACCGCAATGCGAACCCAAGTATTCGCCTGTAGCGGTTGACTTTATAAATCGTTTTGGTTCTTGGTCAAGGATATTTTTCCAAAAGGCAAAAACACGAAACATAGAAGTCAAAGCAGATAACTACAAAGTAAACCCAAGCGTTTTACCTTATGCGCCTACCAACGAAGGTCAAGTAAGGGAGTTTAATAAAAACGGTAAAGAAACAATAAAACTTAATACAGGCTTTGTTAATGATTTATATGGAGAATACATCCAGGAGTTGCTTCTAAGTGAAAAGGTAATGCTTTTCGATCCTGAACAAGAAGACGGATTAAATGCTGCTACATATACTCCTGTAATTCCCAAAGACAAATCTTTACTAAAACAAAAGGGAATCAATGACGGCACAATAAACTATACGCTTAGTTTTGATTTTGCTTACGATGTTATTTCAAACGTAGTTTAATGAGAACGGTACAAGTTTACATAGAGGGACAAAGGTTAGATTTATTTGATGACGAATCAATCAATGTAACATCAACGCAGCAGAATGTTCAAGACATAAGCAAAGTATTTAGTGACTTTTCACAAAGCTTTTCAGTTCCAGCAAGCGCAAACAATAATGCTATATTTCAACACTTTTATCAAAATGATGTTGACAGCACTTTGGATTTTAACATAAGACGAAATGCAAACATTGAAATAGATTTAACGCCTTTTCGAACAGGAAAAATAAGCCTTGAAAAATCAGAGGTA